TGCGTGTGTCATTCTATGGCAATAAACAACCTCTCCACGCTCATCCTTAAATCCAAATCTAATTGCACCTGCACCATACCAAGCATAGTCAAGGTAGAACATCTGCATCTTAGCTAAATCAACTGTCACACCTGATGGACCAGTTCCATCTAACTTATCAATGTTCCAATCAGACTGTGCAACCTTGGTGTCAACAATCTTGCTTACGATTCCACCAGAGGCAATGGTCTGACCACGGTATTCTGGGAACACATAAAGCTCAGTATTACTTGTAATAGACTGAACTTGATAGGTTGCACCTCTAATAGAGATTCTATCTCCTGGGTTTAACTGTTCAGAGAATCTGGTATCAGTTCCTGTAATAGTTGGAGACCCTTGTGTTGCTGCAACTATACCAGAAATTTGATCTGTACTAGAACGTCTTACTGCATATAAAGTTTGTCCATCAAATTCAAAGAAGAATCCGTTTTGTTCATCAAACATACCGATTCTAGTCTGACCACCGAACCACGATACTGGTGCGACTGTAATTGGGAATCCAGTTGCTGGAGTTGCAGATGGAACTGAGGATGCTGTGTACTGGAATTCTTTAGGTCCAGTAATTGCTGTAACTGTAAAGGTTCCATTGTATGCTGTTTGATCTGCACCACTTACTGTAACCTGTGCACCAATTCCAAGGAAATGTTCGTATCTAGTTTTTACCGTAACGGTTGTGCTAGATGAAGAAATTAAATCAACTGCGAATACTGGCTTCATCATAGATCCAGTTGAGAACTGAATGCCCTTACCTGACTGGTATCTAAAATATCTTCTTGTCTGTCTTATAATTTTTGATCCAGGAGCAGAAGAACCAGTTGTAAACTTCACTCCACCATCAAATGGTCTGTGTACAGATAGTGTTCCTGGTCTACCAGTTAAGGACTTCGCAACAGCAGTGATTGCACCAGATGGGGCATCAATTACATCGAAAGTGAACGTATTTGTTGTTGGAGTTGTCTTTACTTCCCAAGCACCATTTGGTGGGTTAGAAGAAGCTGCTGTGGTACCAGAAACATAAATCAAATCTCCGATGCTAAGACCATGAGCATTTGTAGTTGTTGCTGTTACTGTTGTGCTAGAAGCTGTAAATGCAGCACCAGATGAGGTGCTAAGTGGGATCTCTGATCCTGTGTAATTGTAAGCCTTGTATGCAAATGTCTTTGTTGCATCACGAACGCTTCCGTTAGTAACATTTGCTCTTGCATAGTAGGTAAAAGTATCATTAGAAACTGTTGTTGTGGAAACGCTTCTTACTAGATACCAACCGTCTGCATTAACATCCAAGGTATCCTGAATGAAGAACTTATCTCCAACAGAAAGACCGTGGGCTGCAGTAGTTACTACTGTTACAAGTCTAGAAGATCCAGTTCCTGTAATTGAAACAAAAGTGTTTGTTCCTCCAGAAGGCTGTGCAATTGGTGTTTGAATATCATAAAAGGCTGAAGGCTTGTTGTTTGTAAGACTTAATACTTCCCATTTAGTAGGCTGAGTTCCGTATTCAAAATCGGTATCAATTAAAGAAGTAGGTTCGGAAACTCTAAACTTTCCAACAGGATCCATGTATGCTTCATCTGGTTGGAAGCTTTCAGCATACTCATCAACTGTGATTTGAAGTTTATCTGTAGCAGACATTGCTGCTGTGTTGTAATTAAGAACAACAGTTGTTGTGGCTACGTTGTTTGAGTCAATGGCTGGGGTATAGCTTGTTGCTTTAAGACTAGGGTCAGAGAAGTTGTAGATGACTTGGTTAGTAGTTACGTTTGTAATTAAAACCAGTCTCTCCCTTGGAATGTGATCTGGGATTACAATCGTTCGTGTTGACGGAGTGAATGTATAATTCGTCTCGTGAAGTACTTTTCTAGCCATTGTTTATGCTCCTAATAATATATCCACTGCTTTGAATGGATACCCTTTCTTTATTGAATTTACGTTTGGTCCAAGCATTAACCTGGCATCAAATGTTGATCCTACTGGTGGTACTTCAGAAAATGCGATGTAGCCATCTGAGTCTACCATAAAGCCTTCTCTTGGTAGCATAGATTGCCAGACATATTCTGGAAAGTCCACTGTTTGAATTATACCATTTATTGTTAACAAAAGTCTAAGTGGGTTGTTAATTGCTACTTGTTGTCCTTGGAATTTTGGAACAAATCTAGAATCCATATCGTTAAACTCATACCTCAAGTCATCCAGTGGAATAATGTCTGGAAGGTATGGCAAACTGGCAAAAATTAAATCGTCCACATATTCTTTATTTGCTGCATCTGTATCATCTGTAGGAGATGGCACTGTAACATGACCAGTAAATACTGGATCGTTTGTTCTGGCTATTTCAACATCAATAAAGTCTTTATCAATTGGGGTTGCTGCCCAGGTTCCTGTTGTAACGTATCCAAGAGTACTAATATTATTTGGCACACCAGAGTACTGTGCAAAAATTATATTATCTGTTCCAATTTTTATTGCACCACTTGGAGTCGTAGAAGTTCCACCCTGAGAAACAACATAAGAATCATTTGCAGAGTTGGTACCTGAAGTAACAAAAACGTAATCTCCATTTTTAATTAGTCCATTTGTTGAAGTATTTCCATTAAAATTTGTAGCCCTTGTAAGAATAAACGGATCGTCACCGTCACCAGCAAATGTTACAACATAAATACCATTATGCTTTGCGTCAGTCTGATCTTTAATAAGAACTCTTTGACCAGCCTCTACCTCTGGTCCATCAAGTATCAATGCTCCATCTACATTTCCAGTAAGGGTTGCTCCAACTCCAAGACCGCCAGAAGAATCGCTAGTTCCAGCTGCATATGTTGCATTTAGATTTGTTTGGGAAACATAGACCACCTGAGGTTTAACATTAATTCCAGCAGCCAATGCGTCAACATAGCTTTTAGTTGTAGCATGACCAGAACTTGTTGGAGTTGGCACAGTAACAGTTCCAACAAAATTTGTAGAAGGATAAACAGAAACTGTTCCAGTTGCTCCACTTGTTGAAGAACCAATGTTAATATTTGTTTCTGAACCTGATGCCCCACCAGTTCCAATGTTGATTGTTTTTGTAGTTGTAGTAGCATTTCCAAATAAAGTTGCAGTAACTGATCCTGTTGGAGTGCCTCCAATTGTAAATGTTGTTGCTGCACCTGCAAGGTTAACAGTAGTTGCGGTTGTATTAAATAAGTCTAAAGATGTGCTTGTTGTGACTATTGCAGGAGTTCTAATTGTAGTGCTTGCACCAGCATCAGTAGATCCCATAATTAATGTTGTTGCTGCCCCAGCAAAATTAACTGTTGTTGCAGTAGCATTTATTAAATTAAAGGTACTTGTTCCAGATATTAAGGATGTGCTAATTGTTGGGGAAGAACCAGTTATATAAGAATTTGTGTCAATAGACCAGCTGTCTGGTCCAAGTCTTTTTAATAGACCAACTCCAGAAGTTATTGCTGCAATTGCACTAAGATCTCCGTCAACTGGTTGATATCCAGACAAAGAAGATGATAGTGCATATGTACTTGAGTCATAGGACCATGTTCCTGCTGTATTTTTTAGAAGACCAGTGCCAGAACCAAGAGTATTAATTCCTGCAAGATGTGAACTGTAAGCTTGAACGTCTGTTCCAATTACAAGACCTAAAGATGTTCTTCCAGAGGATGCATCAAGACCTGAAGATCCACCGTCCCATTTATTTCTATCAGTATATGCGGTGTCCCAATTAGAAGAATTATTAGTTACTGTAGTGTATGTTGAATCTGTTCCACGAACAACAATTCCAGTTGTTGACAATGCAGAAATATTTGTAAGGTCTAAATCTTTTGGTTGGTAGTCTGATATGGCATCAGCCTTGGTTAAATATGTAGCTTCTGCTGTTGCTGTTGAGAGCAAGTTACCAAGTTGTGTTTGTATAGAAGATGTTACTCCATCTAGGTATCCTATTTCTGTAGATGTAACATTTCCAATACTTGTTGTTGATGGAAGAATTACTATGCCAGTAAATGTTGGACCAGATAATGTAGCATATGCTGTTAGGTCTAACTGTGTGCTTGGAACTTTTCCTGATGGATCATCAAGTGTCGCTACGCCACCTGCAATACCTTTTGCACTCATAGGAATGTAGCCAGTTGAAGTGTTGCTTATGTCAGAAACTCTTGCAATTGTATCTGGTATAACTGCATCTGAAATTTCTCCGCCAGTAAGTGTTGGCTTTGAGTCTAGCTGAGTTTGTATAGCAGAGGTTACGCCATTTAAATATCCAACTTCTGTAGCACTTACGTCACCAATTGATGTTGTGGATGGCAAGACAACTATCCCAGTAAATGTTGGTGCATCTAAAGGTGCAAAACTTGTTGCAACAAACTCTGTTGTTGCAATTCTAGTACTATTGTTTCCAGCTGTAGCAGTTGTTGCTAAGGGTAAGCCAGTAAACTCTGGACTTTCTAGTGGTGCATAGCTAGAAAGACTTGAATTTAAAGCGTAAGAATTTGTGTCTATGCTAAATGCATCTTCACCAGTTCTTTTTACAAATCCAGTACCAATAATTTCTGTAATTGAAGTAAGTCCTGGATTATATTCTTGTACATCTAGACCAATGCTACCAGAAGTAAGAAGATCTGCTTCTGCTGCAGTTTGATTTTTCCATTGAGAGGTTGCACTATCATATGCAAGAACTTCATTGTCTGCTATAGTTCCACTAATTGTTACATCTGTAAGACTGCTTATATCTGTGACTGCAGAAACCGTTTCATTTATCCACTTTGAAGTTGTGGTATCCCAAACAAGTGCTTGTCCATCTGTTGGGGTTCCAGTAATTACAACATTTGAAAGACTGTCAACTGTATGGTTGTGTGATGTAGAAGACTTGCTATCAATTTGTGTTTGAATGGCGGAAGTTACACCGTCAAGATATCCTATTTCAGTGTCAGTAACTCCAGATACAACTGTTTGAAGCCCTGCTTCTGCTGCTGTTTGATTTTTCCAAAGACCACTTGCACTATCATAGGAGAGGATTTCATTATCTGCTATTGACGCATTAGCTTCAAGAAGTACATCATGAATTTCTTTTAACTCAAAACCATTTTGTACCTTAACAAAAATCTCACCAGTGTTTGCATTTTTTCTAGTAACAACACCAATAAAAACTAAATGTGCAGGAGCAACAGGCTTGTTTGTAAGACCATAAATTAAATTACCATCTGTACCAAGCCATACTGGATCACCCTCTGCACCTGCGGTAGATGTGTCAAGACCTGCTAGAAGACCTTCTGTTACAACTTTAACCAATGCATTGTTTGCTCCGCCAGATTCTAAAAGACCAATAGTCTTACTAGATGTTGCTTCGGATGCGTTAGAAGCTTTTGAAACAACCATGTTTGTTCCATTAGAAGAACTTACATATACTGCTTGACCTTTTGCAATAGCACCATTTAATCTAACATCATGTTTTAAAACTGCGGTATAGTCTGCAGATGGAGCATTTATTACATCAATATGTAATTCATTAGATGCGTCTTCATATGTTACAGAAGCATTGGTGTGGTTTGCGTGGGTAAATAGTGGGGCTACAAAGTCTTGTACCTGCTCTTGTGAAAGGCTTACAACACCGTTTACTTCTACCCAATAAGTACCATCATAAATATAGAACTCACCAGTATCATTCTTATACCAGGCATCTCCAGTTGCTGGACTTGATGGGGCAGTGGTTGAAACATTAATGTCTGATCCGCCATCATTACCAACGGGAACCCAAGCACCATTGGCATATACTTTTACTGCATCAGATGTGGTATTGTAATAAATGTCACCTTCAACTGGTGAGGATGGGTCTGAAGCTAAATTGACCAAATTAATAGGGTTTAAAAACTTTTTACTAGCCATAGTAGTTTAATTATATCATTTATGTAGGTTTAAGTATAGGATGTTCTACAAGCCATTATAGTTCTGCTTCTGATGCCCAATGAAAAGATATTCCATTTGCGTTAGCACCAGAAGAACTAAGTGCTCTAAACGAGTTTTCTCCTGAACCATCAAGACTTCCAGTAACGCTTTGCTGGCTAGAGCCATAAGTTTCTCTTGTAACTTTTCCAGAAGCACCAGTCATGGTATCCCAAATAGATAAAGTTGGGCTTGACTTTCTTTTTGATACTTTATACGGAACAGATGTAACTATGTATCCAGTGGTAGGTGCAGCAGACCCACTAAAAAATGCTCCTACGATGGTACTTGTTCCAAGAGCAGTTCCTAAATCGTAAGACTTCTCATAGTACCTTTGGCACAATGCTAGTTCTGTACCAATAGGACGTTGTTCAAACGGGGTGGCTATAGAACCCTTTTCAACTTGCACACCCCACACATCAAATGTAAAGGTTGCATTTATTGGTAAAGAAAAGAATATGTGTAGCGATGAATCTGGATTAGTTCCTAATGTTTTTCCAGATAAAGACGGAACGGTAACTGTGTAAGTAAACTTAGTCCAAGAAGTTGTAACCGCTACGCTTGTAGCAACTGTTGTGTACTGAAAAGAAGATGGTGAACCACCAGAGCCATAAGCTTGACCAATTAAAATTCCAGGAATTGTAGTGTTAGCAGATGTTTTAGCCCAGAATGAAATTACAATATTCTGTCCAGCAAAAGTACGGACGTCTTCAATTTTCTGGAGTAAATAGTTATACGTTGCTCCAGAGCCAGCAACAGACTGATT